TTAAGAGAGGACGGAAAAAAATGCTGCACGGCGTGATTGCCGGAGACCGGGAGATTAAGGAGAGGCCAGGATGGCACTACGAATTGAGGGAGGAAAGCGAATGAACATCACAACAGAGGAGTATGGAACGCTGGCAATCTGTGCCCTGCGGTACTGTCAAGGCCGAATGACATATATGCCTAAGACGGTGAGAGATACAATCAGGCCGCATCTTAAAAAGATATCAGATCACGACCTTCAGGTTATGATCAATGACTGCGAGACGCAGGCAAGAATCGACCTGTACGGGGATGAGCGCATCGACAAGCCCGGCTGGCTGAAGTGGGCTGAGGAGCTGCAGGCGGAAAAAGAGCGGAGGAAAAGCGAAGAAAAAAATGCAGGCTGTACATCAGATGCCTGTCCGATAGATGGGGTGGAACAGGAATGATCATTTTCGAATTAACAATGCCGGGAGTTGGGTCGTGGAATGGCAAGTGGTCTCAGGAAGGGACCTACTTCGCAAGAACCAGGGCTGAGCGTGAAGTTCCCAGGGACCGCTGGGACAAGGATTTTTATTACAGATGGGATGATGGTTGGACAGCCTGCGTATCTGTAAGGCGGGTTTCAGCAGCGGAAGCGCGGAAGCTGATGCGTAAATCTAAAGGCTTCTGCGGATATGACTGGATGATCAAGTCGATAATCCTGCTCGGGGAAATCGTGGATCCTAGCTTTTTCAAGAATACGCAACAAATGAGGTGACGACACAGGATGGATGATTTAGTCAGCAGGCAGGCGGCGATCGATGCCACATGGGAAGAACCATCATACACAGACCCGCTGAATGTGTTGACGGAAGTAAGAGACAGGATAAAGTCATTGCCTTCCGTACAGCCAGAACCGAATAAGGGAACATGGCTGCCAGATAATAACTGCGTATATGAGATGCGTTTCGTGTGTTCAAAATGCAAGGCATCAGAAGTTGTTCCGACGATTGGCTTTAGAGAATACAAGCCGATATGGGACTTTTGCCCGAACTGCGGAGCGGATATGAGAGGTGAAGAGGAATGAAAAATGAATAGGTCGTGCGTGGGATGTAAATACAACTATCGTTCTGACAAAAAAGAACCATGCAAAACAGGGGTGTGGAACATCTATTATTCGGGTCAATGTCTACAGTATAAACCATCATTGAGAACGAGGCTAAGGGAGTACTGGAGAAAAAAGGAGAGGTAAACAGGAATGACTAATCAGACAGCGGTAACTATTCTGAAAGACCTTGAGCAAAGTTTAAATGATTACTGCGAATTAAATGACGAAGGTAAAGAGGCTTTTCACATGGCTATAACGGCTCTTGAGCTGTTCGGAAATTCCGAACAATTGAAGCTAACACAAAAAAGGAAAAGAGGTCATTGGGTACACATTGACCCAGAGCCAGAGGTGATGCTTGGGTGAATGCCTTGGTACTGTTCAGAGTGTAAGTGCGGAGTAGGGAAACATCAAACAGCATTTTGCCCGAACTGCGGAGCAGATATGAGAGGTGACCAGAATGAGAAAACTGATTGATCAGGATGAAACGCTTGCGGCTTTGGCCCTTAAGGCGCACGAGGAAGTGGCCGACGCGAATCATCATTACCTGAAGGGCTTTATGGATGCGGTCGATGTGGTTGAGGCTATGGAGCCGGTAATGACCGAGGAAGAGACGGAGGATAAAACATGAGCGGGAAAAGAAGGTTCCTGATAATGATCGTGCTGGTGGTAACGGCACTGGTGATGGGGATAGCGGCAACAATGCTGGTCAGGGCTGACACCATGCAGCACTGGGCAAACATCCGGGATCAGTACGGGAACGTTGTCGGGATCGCTTCGGAAGGAGATTATGTCACCGTTACCGGCTGGGACGCTTCCGGGAGAGTGACGGTCTACGATGCTAATACCTGTATATCCGGGACCGTCGCCCCGGTCTACCTGTACGGGGGATCGGAGTATCAATACGAAAACCCTGGGTATTACACCTATGACAATGGGGCCGGATACTACCAGGAATATGATTACAACTATCTTTATGAGGATTGGTACACCGGGACTCCGCAAACGGAAGTGTACCAGCCTCAGACATACAGCGTTGACTATGGAGTTGACTATGTAGTTGACTACGATGCCGATTATGTTGACTACAATATTGACTACGGCTATCAGGATCAGGTCTACACCTACCAGCCTGAGCCGGTACAGTATCCGACCGGAACCTGGGTCGACATCGACATCCAGAGCCAGACCATCAGCGTCTGGAAGGACTGCAGTCAGGTGTTCCAAAGCTACTGCGTGACGGGAAATTATGGAACCAATGACACGCCCGTCGGGACGCACTATATCCTCAGTAAACAAGAGAACGCAACGCTCCACGGCGTCGACTATGATGCCGACGTGGCGTACTGGATGCCGTTCACCGAGTCAGGATGCGGCGTACATGACGCCACATGGAGAGGAAACTTTTCGGTCGGGGCATACATGGGGAACGGGAGCCATGGCTGCGTCAACACGACGCTGGGAACGGCGGCGGAGATCTACGGACTCGTGGATGTAGGCACTCCGGTGGTCGTACACGAGTAGGGATGGGAGATTTGTGAGGTGAATATAAATGGCTGAATTTTTGATCATGCCGCCGAAACCGGGAACCTGCCCGGAATGTGCTGTAGAACATGACCCTGCATATCCGCACAACAGGGACAGCCTGTTTTACCAGTACAACTTTTACGGCAAATACGGTCGGTGGCCGACGTGGATGGATGCAATGGAACACTGCACGCAGGAAATGAAAGACTTCTGGGTGGAAGCACTGAAGGAAAAAGGGGTGGAGATAAACTGATATGAAAGGAGCGCATAGGTGAACGACAAGGAACAGCAGTTCATTAGTAACTCAGTAAGTCGGTCGGACTCCCGCCGAGAGTCGCCGATCCTCTCCAGAAAGGCTACCGTGGGCAGACATCCTGCCGGAGGTGTGGATTTGATTTTACGGACAACTGGTGGAAATACTGCCCGTTCTGCGGGCAGGCGATCATGCACTGCGATGGCGCAGGCGCGATCGGATGGAAGTATGACGACGCCGAAAAGGCGTTTATAGTTCTGATGATCATGGAGGCCGAAACATGAGCCTGTACAGCGACTGGAAGTGTGGAGCGATATCGGACATGGACTATATCCAGCTATGTAAGCGGGAAGGCCTACTGGATCGCTGGTACGATGACCGCGGCTACATTGACGATGATGATGAGGACGACAACGATGAGGATTATGAATAAGGACGTTAAAAGCGAAAGGCAGCAGAAGCTGCTGACCAGGACAATCACGAATGCCAAGATTGACGATATCCTTAAGAACCGGAGCCTGCTGCCGGCATCGGCCAGGGATCAGATGCTGCACCGGCCGTACAGGCTGAGAGAGACGGAGAGGGACGATGATTAAGTTTTCCGAATTCAGCACTAAGGAGGAGCTGATCAGGCACATCCAGGAGACAACGCAGTATAAGACCGCCCGCCAGGCAGAGAAGTACCTCCGGGACTGTCTCCCGAAGGAGAGCTACTACCAGCGCAAATGCATTGAGGCGATCCACAGGACGGTCCCCGGAGCGTTTGTCTGGAAGGCCGCGGCCGGTCCGTACGGGAGAGGCGGGATCCCCGATCTGTGTGCCGTGATCAACGGGCAGTTCTATTGTTTTGAGATCAAGCGGCCATTTATCGGGGCGCTTACGAAGATCCAGGAGCAGACGATCGCCAGGATCAGGGCAGCCGGCGGCAAAGCGTTCGTCGTGAGCTGGCCGGAGCAGGTGGAGCAGATACTAAAGGAGCGGATACTACTCGGAGAAATGGAGGTTCATTCAAATGATTGAAAAAGCGGTTGGAAGGAATATCGAAACAAAACTTAACGAAGCCGGCATATCGCAGCGAGAACTCGCGGCGCGTACTGGGATAACGGAGGTTACGATAAGCCGGTACATTAACGGCGCCAGGATCCCGAAAGCCACTGATCTTCTTGTGATTGCCCGCGCCTTGAATTGTGATATTGAGAGTCTGATGCAGGGAGCGCTTGAGGATGATAAGGCAGCCCCGGATTTAAACATTTCAGATTTTATGCGGGATGTCTGGGAGACCAACGAGGCCCACGGCTTCCACAAAGTGAACACGACGCCCGCGGAGTACCTGGCATTAATTCACAGCGAGGTTTCGGAGACCCTGGAAGAGTTCAGATCTGGACACTGCGCAACTGAAACATACTACCGGGAGAGCGACGGGAAGCCGGAAGGCGTACCGTCGGAGCTAGCAGACATTGTCATCCGTTGTTTTGACATGGCATCAGAGTTCGGTGTCGACCTGGAGGCGGCCATTGAAGAAAAGCACGCCTTTAATAAGACGCGGCCATATTTGCATGGGAGGAAGTTCTGAGGATGAAACAGATCAGTTTTTATATATGTGAGATTTGCAAAACTCAGTATAAAGAAAGGCTGGCAGCGAAGACGTGTGAAGAAAGCCACGTGTTTCCGGACAAGATTGCTGACAGCAGATATCTATCAAAAAGCCAGAACGAGAAAGGCTATCCACAGAGTATCGATGTACTCTTCAAGGACGGAAAGACAGTGAGGTATCACAGATGAGCGTAGGGAAATGCTGTGGCTCCTGCAGGTGGCACAGGAGGGAGAAGAAATCATTTGACTGGTTTTGCGACAATCCGGACTGCGACAACTACGCGGATTACACCGGATATAATGATGGGTTCATCTGTGAGGAGTATGAGCAGCGTGAAAACAGCGTTCGCGCCCTCTCCGAGGCAGTCGAAGGAATTGTCCGAAGGATCTGCCCGAAAGATCGGGACCCATCTGCACAGAAAGGGAGTTTTTAAAATGAGGAGGACAGTGCCATTTAAAAGCCGTACGGGTATGGGCACCGTCCCGATCCGGAAAAAGGAACCACCGAAGAGAGTCGATCTCGAAAGCCTTCCTCCGGCGGAGCTCGCGCAGGGGATCAATAACCTGATCGAGGCGCTCAGAAAAAAAGGCGTAACGATCTCCAACTGGGACGATCCGAACATCGAGCTGTTCAAGGTCATGATGATCCGCGGAAAACTGTGCTTTTTAACAGAGGATATCAGAGGAGAAGATAAGTAGTGAGCTACCGCAAGAAGACCGGCCGTGAGGCCGCGGTTTTGAGACAGATCCTTGGAAGGCATTACGAAGCCGTCCAGCAAAAGCGAAATTTAGAGGAGCGTCTGGAAAAACTAAGCCGGGATGGCTATACGTCCGTGTCTCTGGCCAACCAGCAGTCCGAGATCAAGCTCAGGATCGAGGATCAGAAGCGGCAGGTCGAAGCGGCCCTGATCCAGATCATGGATATACTCGATTATCTGGATCCGATCAGCGAGGAGCGGATGGTTTTGGAGCTAAGATATATTGATAACCTGCCGTGGAGCACGATCGAGAAGCGTGTCCACATGAGCCGGAGCACCTGCTATAACAAGCAGTGTGCCGGGATCCGGCAGCTGCTCTCTTTTAAGAGAGTCAGGGAGATTGTAAAAAAGTACAGCCGAAAACAGGCACCCGGGGGTTGAAACCCGGAAAAGTTTTCGGAATTTTTCAAGAGTATGTATGTACGTACATACCAACCAGCATACAGCCAAAAGAAAGCCCTGTATCCCCTGCTGCTATGATGCGGCAGGGGATCTTTTTGTCTTTGCGCAGCACGCAGCTGCCTGCATGCGCATGAGGAGCAGCTGTATCCGCAGGCCAGCAGGCTGGGACGAGACATGGCAGCCCTGTGCTCTTGCCTTCAGCGGCGCTCAGGGAGCGCTCAAAAAGAGGCACCCAGGTGCATAAGCTGTTCTTTTCTGTTTTGGGAAAAGTGCCGGAAACCCTTGATTTTACTGGGCGAATCGCACTTTTAAAAGTCTGGACACCGTTGGACATTCATCTATGATAGCATTTATTTGTCAGAGAACAGCCAGACAGTGCAGCTTTTTTCTTTCATATTTTTCTCCTTCGCAAACTTACCCTGATAGCAATGGGCGCCGCGTGAAAGCGCTGGCGTCCTATTGCTATCAAAAGATCAGGCCGGGAATTCCGGATGGAGTATCCGGATCCGGAAGGCGTGCCGGGACACCCCGGCGCCATGGGCGCGACAGTCACGGCGTCAGTGGCCGGAAGGAAGGGTGGAAGGCAGAGCCGCATGGCCTTAAGCGGCAACTGAAAATCAAATACCCCCGCACCCGGGGGAGAGAAACACGGCGGAAATTTTCTTTTGCTTGCTCTGCGGCCCTGGAGCTGCTCTGGAAAGGAAAGGCTGCCCCCCGTCTTTTTGGTCAAAAGGTACTTTCTGGGAAAATAACCCCCTTACGAACGGGACAGCGCAATATTTTTTTAGTCAGTATGTGATTTAATAACCAAATTTCGTTACGATTTAGGCCATTTTTGAGCCATTTTTTATACATATTATACAAACTGGCGGGGAGGTGAGAGGCATGGCGGAAGAATCGAAACAGGATTTTTCCCAGGAGCCCGACATGGAGCAGGCCGCTCAGGACGATCCCATCGGGACCAGATACGTCAAGGTTGACGTCATCGCCCGCTATTTTGGCGTCACGGTCCGCCGGGTACAGCAGCTCACCCAGGAGGGTATCCTCACAACGACGCAGGTCGCAAGGGGACGGCGCTATGATCTGTCTGAGACGATCAAAGCGTATATCCAGTATCTCAGCGATCGGACGTACGGACGGACGAAAAGCAAAAAAGAGACCGAGCTGCGGGAACAGAAGCTCGAAGCGGAGGTCGCTTTGAAGGATTCTCAAACGGAGCTGCATCGCATGAAGATGGATATCGCTGCAGGGAAGTATATCGAGCGCGAGGAAGTTGAGCTGGACTATCAGAAGTTTTTCGTTTCCTTTAAGAGGTTCGCTCTCAACATCCCGACGCGCCTGATCAGCATGCTCAGCGATCAGGTCAAGCCAACAGAGGCACGGAGGGCAGAGCAGGAACTTACGGAGGAGGTCAAGCGCATGCTGAGGGCTTTTGTCGTGTCCGGCATTCCGGTCCCGGAGAATACCGAACCGGAACCGGTGAAGAGAAAGAGGACAGGTGCAAAAACCAGGACGGCTCAGGCCACCTAAGATCCAGTGCCCCGACTACCTGCTCAACGCGCTTGACAGCCTCCGGCCGCCTGAGAGCATGTCCGTTTCGGAATGCGCTGAGAAAAACCGCATCCTCACAGCTCCCAGTTCGGAGACTGGGCCATGGTCTAATAGGCGGACCCCTTATCTTGTCGAGATCATGGACGAGATGCTCAACCCCGAGACAGTGGAGATCGTCTTCGTTAAGCCGACGCAGATCGGCGGCACGGCTTGCATGGAAAACATGCTCATGTATCTGATCCTGCAGGATCCCGGTCCGACGACCATCGTCTACCCGACGGAGACGCTGGCGATCTCCATCAGCAACAACCGTCTGGAGCCGATGTTTAAAGCCAGCCCGGCTCTTAAGGATCTGTATGACGATTCGAGCCCGACGCTGGAGCCGTCGTTCCCCGGCGCTGACATGTTCATCCGTCTGGTCGGATCCAACAGTCCGACGAACCTGGCATCCTTCCCGATGCGGTACCTGTTCCTGGATGAGACGGATAAGTACCCGGGAGCATCCCGGAAGGAAGCGGACCCGATCAGCCTTGCCGAGGAGCGTACGAAGACCTACCGTAACCGGAAGATCTTCAAAACGTCTACCCCGACGCTGAGAGACGGGCAGATCTGGCGGGAAAAGGAATCCTCCGACATCGAAAAGCATTACTTCGTTCCCTGCCCGCACTGCGGCGAGTTCATCGAGCTCAAGTTCTCCAACTTAAGGTGGCCGGGGCGCGATAAGGACATGGAAGAAGTCTACGGCACGGAGCAGATCAGGAAAGAGGTCGAAAACCTCGAAACCTCTGATGACGGGGAAGGGCTGAGTGATACCGACCGTGCCGAGTTTGCTTTCTATATCTGCCAGGAATGCGGATGCGCGATCACGGACGCCCAGAAACAGAGGGCAGTCCAGAAGGGCCGCTGGGTCACCGTATCACAGCGGTCACGGTTTCCGAAGAAGGTCTGCTTCTGGATCAACACCTTATACAGTCCGTTCGTCCGGTTCTCTGAGATTGCCAGGGAGTTCATGAAGGCCCGGAACGATATCGAGGAGCTCCATAACTTCACGAACTCTTGGCTTGCGGAACCCTGGGAAGATACGAGGATGAGAACCTCCGCCGGCACCGTGGCCGAGCGGCAGACGGACCTTGAGCCCTATGTGGTGCCTGAGTGGGCAAAGCTGCTCACGGCGGGCATCGACGTTCAGAAGGGATACTTTTATTGGTGTATCCGAGCATGGGGCGATTACATCACGAGCCAGGGGATAGCCCATGGACAGGCCAGAAGCTTCGCGGAGCTTGAGATGATCATGAACCTCCCGTATGAGAAGCGGGACGGAAGCCAGATGATGGTTGCTCTCGCGATCATTGACGCAGGCTATGACACCGATGAGGTCTACGACTTTTACGTTGACAACTCTGAATGGGTCATTCCCGGGAAGGGCGCCACCCATGAGATGAACGACCACTACCGCCTGTCAACGATCAACAAGGCGGGGAGCAAGGCCAACGGGATGCAGTTCGTCCTGATTGACGGCGGGAAATACAAGGACATGATCGCGAGCCGGATGCGCAAAGCGAACGGCCGCGGCTCCTGGATGGTCTATAAGGGCTCCGATCTCGAGTACGCGGAGCAGATCACATCCGAGCATAAGGTGGCCGTCAAAAGCGGGACCAAGATCGTACAGCGCTGGATCAAGAAAGAGAACCATGCGGCGAACCACTATCTTGACTGCGAAGTCTACGCGCTGGCAGCGGCGGATATCCAGGGCGTCCGGCTGCTGCACCTGCAGAACCAGCGTCCTCAGCAGCCGCCTCCGGAGGAGGAAACGCCTGAGGAGGCCTGGATCGGACAGAACGAATCATGGATTTGATGAGGAGGAGAAGAATGGCAGATACGAACATCACGCCGGAAGGCCTCCTGCAAGAGGTTAACACGGCGATCACTAAGATCCTCGTGGGCGGTCAGTCTTATAAGATCGGCTCCCGGCAGCTGACCCGGGCGGATCTGAAAGAGCTTTACGCAATCCGCAACGACCTTCAGGCACAGGTCGCTGCCGGAGCGCCAGGGCTCCTGGATGACTGCTACGTTGCAGTCTTCGACTCACGTTAAGGAGGGATCGTATGAATATCTTAGATACCATCATCGGATGGATCTCTCCTGAGGCCGGAGCGAAGCGGGAAGCATGGCGGAAAAACCTTGAAGAGCTTCGGAACTATGACGCTGGAGATTACAGCCGGCTGAACTCCGGATGGATCGCCTATAACCAGTCCGCGGAGCAGACGGACCGGTACAACCGGGAAACGGTCAGGGCAAGGTCGAGAGACCTCGAGCGCAATTCCGACATGGCCAACTCCGTGATCGGAGCTTACAAGCGAAACGTGGTCGGCCTGGGCTGGACGCTGCAGGCGAGAACAGATAATGAACAGCTGAATGCTGAGATCGAAAAGGCCTGGAGGAAGTGGTGCAAGCGCCGCAACTGCGACGTGACCGAGACCCAGAGTTTTATGCAGATGGGCAGGATGGCTGTTGAGAGAAAAAAGGTGGACGGCGGGATCCTCTTCCGCAAGTGCTACATGCGAGGCGGGATAGTCCCGCTGAGGCTCCAGGCGCTGGAGGTTGACGAGCTCGATCAGAGCGCCATGTCTCCCAGGCATGCCGGAAACCGTGTCGTCGGAGGCATCGAGTATAACTCATACAACAAGCCGGTGGGCTACTGGATTCGGCAGTACAGTATTGACGGATACGCTCAGCAGGATCCGATCTACGTACCTGAGAAGGACATGATCTTCCTTTACAGCAAGCGCCGTCCGTCTCAGATCCGTGAGATGAGCGACCTCGCGCCGACGATCAGCCGGATCCGGGATGCAAACGAGTTTATGACTGCCGTATCGGTCAAGGAGCGGATCGCAGCGTGTCTTTCGGTCTTTATTAAAAAGACCATCCCGACGACCGGCATCGGCCGCGGCAACTCCTTCCAGGACGCGGGAAAGTTTTCCTACGACGGAAAGAAGATCAGCCCTGGTATGATCAAGGAACTGAACGCCGGAGATGAGATCCAGGTGGTCAACCCGACCGGACAGAGCACGGACGCCGCTCAGTACATCAAGCTGCAGCAGCGCCTGATCGGAGCGGGTCAGGGACTGTCCTATGAGGCCACAAGCCGCGACATGTCCCAGAGCAACTACTCCAGCGCCAGACAGGGGATTATCGAGGATGAGCAGACCTACATTGAGGATAAGGAGCTCTTCGTCGATGGATTCCTTGATGAGGTGTATGAGAGCTTCGTGATCTCGGGAGTGCTGTGCGGGCTTTTCAATATCCCGGATTTCTGGGACCCGGACAGGAAAGAGGTTTACTTAACGCATGAGTGGGTCGAAGCACCCAAGAAGTGGATCGACCCACTGAAAGAAGTTAACGCCATGAAGATCGCCGTCCAGACCGGGCAGAAAACCTTCCAGCAGGCCTGTGCTGAAAACGGGCAGGACTGGAAGCGTACGATCGATGACATGGCCGCGGCCCTTGAGTATGGACGTGATAGAGGAATTGAACTGGGAGGTGTGATCTATGGACTTAAGACGGAGCAGCTCGATCCGGACGCAGAGCCGGATGAAGGATCCGCTCTTCCGCAGCCTGGACAGGGGCAGCCGGGACAGCCCGGGACCCAGCCGGGAGCAGAGCCATCAGACGGATCCGAATCGGTCGCCATCGGGCAGGAGTGATAATGAGTCCCTGACCAGGGAACTGAATGGAAGCATCCGGGCGCTGGAAGGCGAAGGGAATGAAAGGAAATTTGAACTCTCGTTTTCCAGCGAGGAACCGTATAACCGCGGATGGTGCGTCGAGATCCTCGACCACAGTCCCACTGCGGTCGACCTGAACCGCCTGAATTCCATTGGAGTACTGCTTTTTAATCATGACCGTGATGAGGTCATGGGCAAGATCGAGCAGGCATGGATTGAGGGGAACAGGGCCCGGGCGATCGTCGTGTTTGACGATGACGCCGACGCGGATACGATCTATCAGAAGGTAAAAAGCGGGACGCTGAAGGGCGTATCCGTTGGATACCGGGTCAAGACCTGGGAGATCGTCAAGGCCGGTGAGACGAGCAGCAACGGGAAGTATCACGGCCCCTGTGACGTGGCGACGAGCTGGGAGCCCTTTGAGATCTCGATCGTTTCCGTCCCGGCGGATCCGACCGTCGGCGTAGGGAGAAGCCTCCCTGAAACGCCGGAACTAAGCAGGAAGCAAGCGCCGTCCATGGCCGAGCGGCAGCTTCAGATAAATTTTAACAACCTTTTGAAAAAAGGAGGTAGCAAGCTATGAGCAAGAAAGAAAGACTTGCGAAAAACATCGCCGCACAGCAGGCGATCGTTAATGGCGCGAAGGCCGCTGGCCGTGAGATGACGACAGAAGAACAGGCACAGTTTGATGCTCTGCAGAGAGATATCGACAACCTGACCCGTGAGATCGAGGCAGAGGAGGCCCAGGACGCGGAGCGCTCCGAAGCTGCTCAGCCCGTTCCGGATCCGGAAGGCATCGCCCAGAGAGCGATTGAGGCGGAGCGCCAGAGAGTGGCTGCGATCACGTCCCTGTGCAGAGATTTCAACCTCGATCCCGCGGATCATATCTCCAGCGGTCGCAGCGTCGAACAGGTAAGAGCGGCTGTCCTGGATAACCTGCGTACGACCCGCGCTCCGCTCAATGTCCAGCTGGTCATGGATGAGCAGGAAAGCTTTAATCAGAGAGCGACCGACGCCCTCCTGATGAGAGCGGGCGTTCCGCTGGCGAACCCGGCAGACGGCGCCGAGCAGCTCCGGGCGATGAGCCTGCGTGACCTCGGTATCGAGTGCCTGAGCAGAGAAGGCAGAAGCACCAGAGAGCTCCTGCGTATGCATCCGGATGAGATCTATGCGGAGCTGTCCAGACAGTTCTACAACCCGACCGCGGCCTTCCCGGCCATCATGGATCAGACGATCCGCAAGAGCATCGTCGAGCTTTACAATAAAGTCCCGACGACCTTCCAGGCCTTCACGACCAAGGGCACGCTGCATGACTTCAAGAGCACTCCTGATCATGAGTACGTGATCGGCGGTGTGGGAGACTTCCTTAAGGTCCCGGAGAACGGCGAGATCAAGGCCGATATGCCTCAGACCCAGCTGCTGCCGAGCCGTAAGCTTGACACCTACGGCAAGCAGTTCTCCATGACCCGGCAGGCCTTTATCAACGATGATATCGGCTTCCTGACCGAGGTGCCGGGTCTGTATGCCACGGCGGCCAAAAAGACCATCGATAAGCAGGTCTACGGGATCCTGTTCAACAACCCGGCGATTTTCGACGGGACGGCGCTCTTCCATGCCAACCACAAAAACCTGATTGGGACCGGCGCGGCTCCGTCTCAGGCGACAATCCAGGCGGCGATCCTTAAGATGCAGAGACAGACCGACCAGTTTGGCGAGCCGATCTACATGACTCCCCGCACGCTGGTCGTCGGCGTAGGGTATGAGTTCGACCTTGCGGTCATTCTTCGCTCTGCTCAGGTTGTAGGTTCTGCAAACAACGATATCAACCCGCTGTATAACTACCCGCTTCAGATCGTTCAGAGCCCGATCCTTAACGGACTGGCCGGCGCGAACGCCTGCCCGTGGTTCCTGATCTCGGATCCTACGAGCGCCCGCGGCATCCAGGTTGATTACCTGAACGGTCAGGAGACCCCGACCGTCCGCCGCATGGAAGTTCCGGGAACCCTGGGCTTCGTGTGGGATATCTACCTTGACTGGGGCATCTCCGTGAGAGACTTCCGCGGCATGGTCAAGAACCCCGGCGCCGTGATTTCCTGAGAGTTAAAAATATCCAGATAAGGAGGATAAGACCATGGCAAGTGCAACTTACTGGCAGCGCGGTGAAGCGATCGACTACACGAACGCTACCGGCTCCAAGATCAGTGCAAATGAGATCGTCGTTCTGGGCTCCCGTGTCGGGATCGCCGGATCTGACATCGCCAGCGGAGAGACCGGCGCTCTGCATGTCTTCGGCGTTTTTGAGATGCCGAAGAAAGCAAGCGAGGCTATCAACGCAGGCGTTGACGTTTACTGGAACGGCACCGGCATCACAGCCAGCGCCGACGACGGCGGAAGCCCCGCCACAGCTTACGCGAAAGCGGGCTACGCGATCCAGGCAGCGGACGCGGCAGACTCCACGATCAAGGTTAAGCTCCTGGGCTGATGCTGAGAGCGTTAAGGTCGGTCCTGCTCGATAACACACAGTATAATCCGGGCGACACGCTGCCTGCTACAAACCCGGATCTGGTTGCGGCATGGCTCGAGTGCGGATCTGCCGAAGAAACCGATGAGATAAAACCGGAACCGGAAAAACCCAAGGCAAAGATGGCGACAGCGAAGCCCGGAAGGACCGGGATCGCACAGCCGTCCAGCGGACCCGAGGGAGACCTGGTCGGTCAGGTTCCGGATCCGGAAAGGCGCGGAGCCGTGAAAGAACCGGCAAAGCGCCCAGGGAGGAAGAGTACATCATGACGTTTAAGGAAGCGATCCGGAGCGACATAAGCGACGTCTTTTTAAACCTTGATGAGTTTGCTGCTACGCATAACCTTAATGGGAAGGATATCCCGGTGATCATCGATAACAATGAGATGATCGAGCGGGAGAAAAAGATGAAGTCGGACATGGACGGGCTGAACACAAAGACAACCCTGATCTATGTTAAGGCCCGTGACTACGGCGGTGGTGTGCCCCCTGTGGGATACGCTATCACGCTGGATGGGAAAACTTATGTTGTGACGGACGCGATGAACGAGGACGGGGTGTACAGCATCCACTTAGAGAGGAACCGGAACTGACATGGCAACGGATATCAGGTTCGAATTTGATGAGATCAGCGTTGAGAATATCCGCAAGAAGCTCGGTCGCATGGGCGATAAAGCGCCAACTGTAATGAAACGTGCGGTCAACGACACGGCCAGACAGGCTCGGCGAGACCTTGCAAAAAAAGCGCAGCAGGCCTATGCGGTCAAGGCTGGAGGACTTGCGAATTACGTTAAGATCAAAAACGCAACAAACGGCGACCTAGAAGCAATCCTGCGGATCAGCGGCAAGGTCCTCCCAATTACTCAGAAATACTTCTCAGTACAGGGTGGCCATGGACCGAGGGGACCTTACCTTCGGACACTGATTAAGCGCAGCTCCGGAGTACAGACCTGGGGGCCGGGTGCTTTCCATAACACTATCAGCAAAAAAGAAAACCGTAAAGGAGCCGGGCATAAAGGTGTTGCGGAGCGTCTTGGCAAAGAGAGGTTCCCGATTGAGACTAAATACACCGTTTCAATCCCCGGCATGTTTGCCAACGAGAAAGAGGTGTATGGAGCTGTCGAACCCCATATCCAGAGCAACCTGATGGCAAATGTTGAACGCCATATCGGCGTTATCTTAGGAGGATGACATGATCCCGGTTGATTTGCAGGACAGCCTGGCCGATGAGCTTTCCCGGATCTTCGAGCACTTTTATCTCGAGGATCCGGAGGGCGAGAGGACGCAGCTGCATATCTACAAGCAGCATGTCCCGGTTCCCGTTGCGATCGTCCCCGAAACAGTCTCGGATGAGGAGCTGGAGGAAGGCATCTATGATGCACAGGCGAGAGATGCCCTTTTCCCGTACATCATCGTGAGACTCGAGGGCGGGTCGATCGAAGAGATCGACCACGAGCAGAAGGTTGATGTCAGCCTGCTCGTGGGCGTGATCGATCGCAGCTATCAGAATCAGGGATACCGGGACATACTGAACATCTTTCAGAAAATATATGAACGTTTTGCGAAAAACGCGATCCTCGCCGATCAGTATGAATGCAAAGTCCCGATTGAGTGGGCTCTGCAGGATGAGCAGTCTTACCCCTACTTTTTCGGAGGGATGGGCCTGCAGTTTGAAATGGTCGGCATCAGAAGGGAGGACCCATACATATGAGCGTCAAGAAACAGACGATCAAAGAGGCGGAGCCGGTCAGAACGGTGCTCCCGGATGCCGCCTCCGAAGCTCCTGCCAAGGCACCCAAAGAGGCGGAGCCTGAAGCGACGGTGTACCTCGGACCCAGTATTGACAAGGTCGTCAATCACAGCACGGTATTCCGTCGCGGAGAAATATCCGGCGCCCTGGAAGAAAAGATCAAGGAGATCCCCGCAATCCGCGGCCTGATCGTCCCGATCTCAGAGTATGCCAGGGTAGCAAGGGAAATCACCCTGCCTGAAGGCAGATACCGGACGCTTTACGATAAAGTAAAGGCATCCGAGTAAAAAGGAGGTAGAAAGAGATGGCATATAATCATGGAATTCGGATCAAGGAGAATCCGACAAGCATCTCCGCACCGATCGCCAGTACGGCAGGCCTCCAGGTCGTCGTTGGTGTTGCTCCGGTCAATCTTGCCAAGGATCCCTACAGCTGCACCAATGTCCCGCTCCTTGCGGACACGTTTGAGAAAGCGGCCGAGCTGGTCGGTTACCAGGAAGATTTCGCGACCTTCAATATCAGCGAGGTTCTCAGCGCTACGTTTGTCAAGGCCGGCGTCGGTCCGGTTGTGATCATCAACGTCCTTGATCCAGCAACCCACAACAAGAACCTGACTTCCGCGACTTACACCGTGGAGGACTCTCAGGTCACGATCGAGCAGACGGGCATCCTGGCGGATCAGCTCGTTGTAACGCACAACAGCGCAACGCTGGTAAAGGACACCGACTACATCGTTGAGTTTGATAAAAACGGCTATGCGGTGCTGACCTTCCTGGCGGTGCTCGTCCCGGCAGAGGGGCAGACATCTGCAACCGTCACGATCAGCGGCAAGCAGATCGATCCCAGTCTGATCACGGCTTCCGATATCATCGGAAGTGTTGACGCAAGCACCGGAGCGGAGACCGGCCTGGAAGTTATCCGGCAGATCTTTCCGAAGCTTAACGTCGTGCCCGGTCTGATCATCTCTCCGGGATGGTCCAAGAATCCGAACATCGCCGCGGCTATCGCCGCCAAATGCGAAAGCATCAATGGAGTTTTTTCCTGCGAATGCATAGTTGATCTTGACAGCTCCACAGGCCATGCGGTCAAGTACACCGACGTAGAAGCCGTCAAGACGGCAGCCGCGCTTGTCAGCCCCAGAATGGACGTGGTCTGGCCGTGCGCTAAGATGGACGGAAAGGTCTATCACGGCAGCGCGATCAAGGCAGCCTATACGGCGCTCTCTGATGCAAACAACGATGACGTCCCGAACGTGTCGCCGTCCAACATCCGGATCCCGATCGACGGCATCTGCCTCGAGGATGGAACCGAGGTGATCCTGGACGAGCAGCGTGCAAACGTTGTCAACAGCTACGGCGTCAGCACTTTCAATAACTTCCAGGGATGGCTCCTCTGGGGCAACCGCACTGCGGCGTATCCGCAGGCATCCGATCCCAAGGATGTGTGGTTCTGCTGCCGGAGATTCTTCTCCTGGTGGGCTAACAGCTTCGTGCTGACCTATCATGAGAGGGTTGACAGTCCGGCAAACTACAGGCTGATCGAATCCGTAGTAGACGATGAAAACGTCAAGGGCAACTCCCTTGCGGCTCAGGGCAAGTGTGCCGGTGCTTACATGGAGTTCCGTGAGGATGAAAATACTCCGGAGCAGCTCATGCTCAACGGAGGCCTTGTCTTCCGGCAGCATCTGGCCCCGTACCCGCCGGCTGAGGATATGCTCAACATCCTTGAGTTCGATCCTGAGCTTCTGGCGGCAGCATTTACAGGAGGTGAATGATCATGGCGAATACTGTATCTACTGCGGCGGTAACCACCAAGATTAATGCGTATAACGTTTATCTGAACGGCACTAAGCTGATCGGTGTATCTGATGAGGTGACGCTTCCGGATTTCGAAGCCCTGACCGAGACCCTGTCCGGAGCAGGCATCCTCGGCGAGATCGACGAGCCGCTTCTGGGGCACTTCGGTGCATCCGAGATCGAGATCCCGTTCCGGACGATGAACAACGATATGTTCCGCATGGCTGTCATGGCGAGCGTGCTCAACCTGACTCTCAGGATGAGCACGCAGATGATCTGGCCGGCGAGCCTCAGGACGGACTTCCTGCCGTCCCGGATCGTGATCAAAGGCAAAAACAAAACCTTGTCTGGTGGCAAGGTGAAGCAGGGATCAGGCACCGGCTCCAGCCTCAAGGTTGAGATCCTGTATATCAAGATCGAGGTCAACCAGCAGCCGAAGTTCGAGCTGGATAAGGTTAACTTCGTTTACAAGGTCAACGGCGTTGACCAACTTGCGAAAGTGAGGGCACAGGTTTGATGGATAAAAAGTCTTTTCCCGAGGATGAAGAACTGATGATGGCAGAAGAGACCAAGGCAGCTCCCGCAGCTGAACCGGAGACGGATCCGGAAGAGAACAGCTTCTATGTTTCCTTCCGGAAGCCATTCCTGTTTGAGGGCGAGACCTATAACGGGGTCGACCTTTCCGGGCTGGAGGATCTGTCCGCGAGGGACATGATACAGACGCAGCGAACCATGGAAAGGGCTGGCACGGTGAGCGTACTGCCTGAGATGTCTCTGGAGTACGCCTGCTATTTCGCGGCCAAGGCCACGGGGAAACCGGTCGAATTTTTCCAGGCGCTCCCGCCCAGGGAAGCGATCAAGATCAAAAACCGCGTGACCCGTTTTTTCTACAGCGAGGACTGAGCCCTAAGGACGGGAAGACGCTGAGGAAACTCTGCGTCCGCCTGTCCATCGCGCTGAAAACCGGCCTGGGCGAACTGGAAGACCTGTCCATAGAAGAGCTTTTCGAGGTCGCGCAGGAGGTGACGGAAGCTTATGGCAAGTAAAGAAATGGAACTCGCGATCAAGATTGCGGGTAAAATCGACAGCTCTTTTAATGCCGCCATGTCGACCGTGACAAGCACGATCGGCAGCGCGGCTAAAGCAGTGGCCGCCGGCACCGTCGCAGCAGCGGCGGCAGTCGGCGGCCTTACTCTTAAGGCGGTGGATATCGGCAGGGAGTTCGAAAGCTCCATGAGCCAGGTCAAGGCCACGATGCTTTTAGATACCGCCACGGAGGAGGGAGCGGCACAGTATGCGGTCCTGGAAGAGGCCGCCCGTGCCTGCGGCCGGGAGACTGCGTTCTCGGCCACGGAAGCCGCTCAGGCGCTCAATAACCTGGCAATGGCCGGATATGACTCCGCGGAGGCGGCCGGAGCACTGCCGACGGTGCTTAACCTTGCGGGAGCCGGCAACCTTGAGCTTGCGGATGCCGCAGGGTATCTGACAGCAGGCCTCGCGTCCCTCGGCCTCGAGAGGACCGAGGATAACTTTAAGCATTTTGCCGATATCCTCGCCATTACGGCGAGCGAGGCACAAACGGATGTCGCCGGAATGGGCGAGGCCATCACGACGCTGGGCGGCACGGGAGCAGGCCTTAAGGGCGGCACGGAGGAGATCGCCGCCTGTCTCGGGATCCTGGCCGATGCCAACATCACGGCATCTGAGGGCGGTACGCATCTGAGGAACATGATCCTCGCTCTCCAGAATCCGAAGAATGCTGATGCCGCGGAGATGTTTGAGAATCTCGGCATTCAGGCGTATGACGCGGAAGGGAACATGCGCGGGCTTAACGAGATCTTTGGAGATCTTGCGGATTCTATGGACGGCATGACGAGAAAGCAGCGAGATAACATCATGTCGACCATCTTCAACAAGACGGATCTCGCTGCGGCATCTGCTCTGCTGCGGAACTGCGGAGACCGGTACGACGAGCTGTACGACGCTGCCCTGCATGCCTCTGAGGGGGCAGGCGCTGCAGCTGAGATGTATGCGCGCCAGAGGGACAACCTCGAAGGAGACATTTCAGCTTTACAAAGCGCATTGTCTGATTTGGGAATCGGCATCTATAACAAGCTGTCACCTCACATCAGAGAGGTCGTACAGGAACTGACGGGCATGGTCAACGAGATGTCCACTGCCTTCGACGAAGGCGGGCTGTCAGGCCTTGCGGAGGCCGCAGGCGGATGCCTCGCCGATCTTGTCGCCATGATTGCCGAGTATGTTCCGCAGGTCGTTGATGCCGCGATCCTTCTGGTAGAGGGACTTATCAGCGGGATCACTGATAACGCCGACCGTATCGCTACATCAGGAGCCGCGGCGGCTGCGTCTTTCGTCCTGGGCGTGATCCGGCTCGTTCCGATGGTACTCTTAGCCGGCATCGATCTGGTCACATCCTTCGCGAGAGCGATCACGGGGGAGATCCCGACGATCATCAGCAGCGGAGCGGCAGCGCTCCTGTCCTTCGCGCTGGGAGTAGCTCAGCGCCTTCCGACGATCATCGAGACCGGGTTGGCACTTGTCAGGACGCTTGTCAGCAGCATCATCCAGAACGCGCCCACGATCATCGCATCGGGGATCGTCCTGATCGCATCCCTTATTACTGGCTTTGGCGCGATGCGGCCGGAGCTGGTCGATCAGGGGCTCGTGCTTGTTTCCGGCCTTGTCGATGCCGTTGTTGACAACCTGCCCCTTATGATCCAGGCAGGCAGGACGATGATCGGTAGCCTGATCAGGGGAATCCTCCAGAGTGCGAGAAACATCATCAACAGGGGACCGGCCATCGTCAGGAATCTGGTTTCCGGGATTACCGATAACCTGCCTCAGATGCTCGAGGCGGGATCGTCTCTGATCATGGAACTGATCACGGGGATAGGAGAGATCCTGCCGGCGGCGCTTGTAGCCGGGGCTGAGATCATCCTGACCGTAGTTGGCGGAGTATCTCAGGCGCTGCCGCTGATCCTGACTGCCGGGTCCGATCTGATCCTGTGGCTGCTCAACGGGCTGATCAATTACTTGCCGACTCTTGTACAGAGCGGCGTTGTGATCATCACGAATCTTATCAACGGCCTGTCGGCAAACCTGCCGCAGATGGCGTCAAAGGGCATGGAGATCGTAATGAAGCTGGTCCTCGGCATCATCGACATGCTCCCGGACTTGCTGGACTCCGGATTCGAGATCATCATGAGCGTGATACAGGGCGTGACCGAAAACCTGCCCACGATCGCCGACACCGGAATGCAGATCATCTTTAACGTCATCAGCGGGATCACCGGAAACCTGGGGAACCTGATATCCGCCGGTATCAATATCGTGCTGAGTCTCCTGACCGGTCTGATCGGGGCTATCCCGTCAGTGGTTACCGGAGCATTCTCTCTGATCAGCAGCCTTGTGAGCGCGTTCTTTGAGTGTGACTGGCTGCAGGTCGGTGTTGATATCGTCGGAGGGATCATCGATGGCTTTATGGAAGGTTTCGGAAAGCTGATCGAGACAGCCAAAGGCCTCTGGGGAGACTTTAAGGCATGGCTGACCGGCGAAAACGAAGATGCTGCCTATAACGCTGCGGATATCCTCGGATACACGCAGACGATGGATGGCAGGTACACCAACGACGGCGGCGAGACGTACTGGACAGCTCAGCAGCTGGCAGACCAGGGAAACACTCAGGCTCAGGCGATCGTAAGCGCACAGCAGCAGTCCGCCATTGACAACGCGGCGGCCATGGAGGCGGCAGGAGCGGAAAGCGCCCAGGCATACGCTTCCGGCATGGAGCAGAGTCGGCACGAGGTAAGCGAAGCCACAAGATCCATCATGGAAGGCAGCGAGGCTTTTGACGCGGCATCCGTGGCGGCTTCCGCCCGTGAGAATGCCACGCGGTACGCCGAAAGCTGGAGCGGCTACCTGTCAGAGTATAACTATACAGGCGATGTCAAATCAGGGATCGGAAGTCCGGAAGTCAAGGGCATCTATGAGGCAGCCGGAGCAGAGTCCGGACTGCTGTACCAGCAGGCTGTGGACGGCAAGCTTAATAGCTACCACTACACCACAGCGGCAGCCACGAACAGCGCCGCAGAACTTAACGAGGCGATGGGACAGGCAGGCAGCGACGGAGGCCAGGCGCTGATCGACAGGATGCAGTCTAAGATCGCAGCTGAGACCGTAAGCACGGCCAACCTGAGCGTAGACACGTCTGGCATCATAAGCTCCGTTGAGACGGCAAGTCAGGCAGGAGGTGAGACCCTCAGGACCGGTCTGTCGGAAGCGCTTTCCGGCATTACGGCCGACACCTCAGGCGTCGGATTGGATGTGTCGTCGCTGGTATCCAGTATGGAGAGCGGCGGGACAGATGGCGGCCAGTCACTGATCACCGGAATCGAATCGGCGGTCAGCTCCGGATCCGGACAGGTCACAGCGGCAGCCACGGCCCTCGGGACGGGTGTGGACACAGCTGTTAACCAGGGCTTCCAGTCGGCGATCGTATCAGCGAGCGCCTCGATCAATGCGATCTACCATATCGTTGTTGGCGGAGCGAACAGTGCGGCCGCTGCCGTTAAGAACGCTTTTGAGAGCATGGTAATTACCATTCCGAAGCCGAATATTCCGGAAATTACGGTTTCCGAAATGTCCACCAAGGTCGGCGACCAGGATGTCAAGACGCCGAAGTTCTCGGTCAACTGGAATGCCCTGGGCGGTATCTTTGACCGGGCGGCGATCATGAACACGCCGCAGGGGCTGCAGGGCGCCGGGGAGGCCGGTCCCGAGGCACTGCTCCCGCTCGATACTCTGTGGGTACAGATGCGGGAGATCCTGTCGGATATCCTGGATAACCGGTCGAGAGAAAACACGAGTTTTGTCGATGGTCTCTTAAGCAGGCTTGACGGCATCGGAGGCGCTCCTGCCGGACCCGGTATGCAGCTGGCGGGAGCCGGCGGCGAGACGATCAACTTCTCGCCGGTCTATAACCTGTACGGCACGGCCACCAGGGAAGACGCTCAGCAGGCGGCACAGACGACGTTTGAAGAGTTCAAACGCTTCATGAAGCACATGAAGCAGTATGAACGCGAGAAAGTGAGACTACAATTTTAAGATCAGGAGGACATGAGATGGCAGCAACATATAAAGCTAAGCAGGGACAGACATGGGATGATATCGCCCTGGAAGTCTACGGGAGCGAGGTCTATGCAGATTTCCTCATGAAGAGCAACCTGCCTCTCCTGGACATCCTGATCTTTTCTGCGGGTACAGTCCTCAGCACACCCGATCTGATCGTTGAGATCACCGGCGATCAGCTGCCATGGACGGGAGAAGATGATGATGGCACCATAGATCCTTACGCATAAGGAGGCGGTCTTATGGGAAGATGGACAACAGGAAAATCCGCCAACAAGGACAGCCCAAGGCGGGCACAGGTTACTATCAGATATAACCCGGACACTGCTGCCGGCGCCCGGGCAAGCACTGAGATCAGCAGATATCTGGAGGAGTTCGTCTATACGGATCCCGCAACCGGCGAATCCGATTCGGCGAGCTTCCGGCTCTGCAATATGTCTTTTCAGTGGGCCAATACTTATCTCCCGAAAAAGGGGGATAAGTTCACGGCAGCCATCGGGCTGATCAACTGGAACTACCAGGGTGAACTTAAAAGGTTCGAGTGCGGGACCTTCTGCTGCGATGACAAGAGCTTCGTATTTCCTGAGGAGTGCACGGCTACGATCTCCGGCACCAGCGTGCCGGAGAAGCAGTCCTTCCGGTGCACGACGCGCTCCAGGACGTGGCAGGACATCACCCTGGAGGAGCTGGCGAGACAGATCGCTGGTACGTATAACTTATCTTTATCTTACACGGGGCCGTCGATCCGCATCGGATCCAAGGAGCAGAGCGACAAGGACGACTGCAGTTTCCTGAAAGATCTGTGCAGCGACTACGGCCTGTATATCAAGGTCTACCGAGGGAAGGTCATCATATACGATGCCGCGGAGTTCGAAGCGAGGGATCCGGTTTGCTCGATTGATTATTCCGAGTTGACGGCCGGCAGCTACAACTCCACACTTGCGGGGACATACACGAGTGCGAAAATCAAATACTCCGACGAAAACAACGAGCAGGAGTATACGTATACACAGGGCTCAGGAGGACGGGAGCTTACGGTCAACGGCAAGGTCGACAGTCTTGAGGATGCCAGGATCAAGGCTAAGTCTAAACTGGAGGAGGAAAACCGTAAGGCAGAGACGATCTCCATCACGGCTTATGCTGCCGGGCGTGAGATCTCAGCGGGAGAGACTTTTCTGTTTACCGGAGCCTATGAGATGAGCGGTAAGTACTTCGTCGACAAGGTGACTCATAAGGTATCCGCCACCGACGGATATCTGATCGATATCGAGGCTCATAAGGTGCCAGGGACAACCAACTACGCAAGGAAGACGGCAGCCGGCACCACGTCTTTGACGATCAGGAGGTGAGAGCATGGGCGAGATCAGAATCGGAATTGTCTCAAGAATCGACTACGAGGCTGGACGGGTGGCCGTAACCTATCCGGACCGGGACGGCTCCGTTACGGAGCTGCTCCCTTACCTGAGCATCGGGCGGGAGTACTATATGCCAAGAGTCGGGCAGTATGTCGCCGTTGCGCATCTCAGCACTGCTGAAGAGAAAGGCGTTGTCCTGGGACCGTACTGGACTCCCAGCGACCCGTCTCCCGAGACAGGGAAGGACCGCTACCATAAGGAGCTGTCCAACACAAACGGGGACGCCTATGTGGATCACGAACCGAGGACGGGAACTCTTACGATCTGCGCAGCGGATATCGTCCTGCAGACAGATAACGGCTCGATCACGGTGGATGAGATCATCGAGGCTGTACAGGGAGGAGGTGGCTGATATGGCAATCGGGAACTTTGGGAAACTGATCGTCTTTGAGGCATCCGAGCAGAAGATCCTGACTTTCAGCTTGCTGAAAGCCGAGAGCGAATCCCGCTGGAAGGAACACGCCCTGATCGGACAGACTCCGAAGATGCATTTCCTCGGAAGAGGTTTGATGAAGTGCAACTTAACGATCACGCTCAACGCCATGCACGGCGTGCGGCCTAAGGCGACGATCGAGGCGCTCAGGCACCACCTGGATATAGGCATGCCGGAGTATCTTGTGATAAAGGGCTCCGCGGTCTGCAAAAACCGCATGGTCATCACTAAGATGACGGAGACCTGGGACGAGGTATGGAACGGCGGCGAGCTCGTAAGAGCCACGCTTGACATCGAACTGAAAGAATACGCATAGGAGGGCAGGGATGAACTTCAGGATTGATTTTGATCCGTTTGAGGTGCCTGAGACGGTTGCCGATGAGATCAGACGGAATCTGTCTTATCTGTTCTCAACGCCGGCCGGCACCTGTGCGGGAGACCGGTCCTACGGCCTTAGCTACGACATGGTCGACATGCCGATGGCTGTTGCCGAAAACATGTTGGCCTTGGAGATCGTCGATAAGGCGGCACAGTATGAGCCGCGAGTCTACGTCAAGAGCGTGACCTGCACAGCGGACATAGACGGCAGGCTGACAGCTGCGATCAGGGTATCTGTCAGAGAAGAGGAGGAGGCGTATGTCTAGCGCATCTGATGCGATCAGCAGGCTGCCGGACGTGTCTTTTATTGATGACATGTCCCTTGCGGATATGCAGGAGCTGTTGATCAGCAAATACAAAGAAAAGTATGAGGAGATCACAGGGAACCCCGTGGTCATCCGTAAGGGAGACCCGATGAGGATCATCCTCCTGGCGGCTGCGCAGTACCTCTATCAGGGGCTCATGCAGATCGACAAGGCCGGGAAGATGAACTTTATCAAGTACGCATACGGCGAATATCTCGACCACCTTGCAGCAAGTAAAGGCCTTGAACGGCTCGCAGCCACACCGGCAACCGTTACCGTGACATGGTCTCTTGCGGAGGCAAGGGCCGCGGACACGGTCATCCCGGCAGGCACAAGAGTGACAGCTGACTGGCAGACCTACTTTGCGACAACACAGGAGCATACGATTACTGCCGGAGAGACGGAGATCTCCGTCTTAATGGCCTGCACGCAGGCAGGATCCGACGGAAACGGCTTCGCTGCCGGAGAGATCACCCGGATGGCCGATCCGGTCGCCTTTATCAGCAGTGTCGAAAATACGACGGCCAGCAGCGGGGGGACCGATACCGAGACGGATGACCATCTGAGAGAGCGGATCTATAACCTGCCCTCTGTCCTGCCTTCCGGTGGAACGGAGGATTACTACCGGTATCAGATCAACCAGTCCGGTATTGAGACGGCAGACGTCAATTTCGGGAGCGTGCTGAATGGCCATGTCGGCATAACCTTTATCAAGGCGGACGGGTCGCTTCCGAGTGCTGCCGACAACGCGGCGCTGAGAACTTACCTGAGCGACCCTTCACGGAAGCCCCTGGGGGATCAGGTCGAGGTCGGCTTTATGGGATCTTATGACTTCTCAATCGACGTGACCTACTATATCCGAAAGAGTGATGCCGGAGAAGAAGCGACGATCAAGGCGGCCGTGGAGCAGGCCGTAGCCGATTACCGTACATGGCAGACAAGCAGGATCGGTATCGATATCTCGCCTGATAACCTGATTAGCCGGATGATCCAGGCAGGTGCGAAGCGCGTGACCGTGACAGCTCCGTCTTACGCTGCAGTATACGCCGGCTTCGTAGTGATCTGCGAGTCCACATCGATCACATACGGAGGACTGGAAGATGATTAACTATGCAGACGGGCAGTTTACTGACCTGCTGCCGTTTACGTTCAGGTCGGATCCGAAGATCCAGGCTTTAGGGTATGCCGTCAAGGCAGGCATGGCAGTGCTCCTTGACAGCCTTAGCCGGATCCAGATTTATAAGAACCTTGATTCGCTTCCGGATGACATCCTCGGTCCGCTGTGCCAGGAACTCAGGCTCCCTGACTATGACGTGACCATGACGGGCGAACAGAAGAGAGCCCTGATAGAAGGCTCCGCCGGCTCCCTTAGATCCATGGGAACCCTGGGAGCAGTGCAGTCTCTTGCGGAGGAGATCTTCGGCCAGTGCCGTGTGGCTGACTGGTACGAGTACTCGGAAAGCCGGTACGATGCTTATAACTTTAAGGTCTTCACCCAAGAAGAACCTGCCGCGGAAGACATCGCAATGTTCCGCATGCTTGTGGAGCGGGTCAAACCGAAAAGATGCTATCTGACCTCAGTCGAAACAGAATAGGCCGGATAGAAAGGAGGTCTCTTACATGTCTAAACCTTTTTCTGATGCCATCATCACGACGGCCGGAGCTGCCCTGCTCGCCAGAGTAGAGGCGGGACAGGCGGCCATGGAGATCACGAGGGTCGTAGTCGGAGAAGGCATCTACACCCCGGAAGAGCGGGAGCCCGGCAGCCTTAAGGACCGCACGGCCCTTAAGATCCAGCGCGGATCCTTTACGCCTTCTCATGTCGATATCGTTTCTGAAGACAGCATCCGTATCCGTGCCCTGGTCAGTAACGTTGATCCGGTGACGGGAGATCCTCTCGTCACGATCGGTTACTTTTTTAATGAACTTGGCGTTTACGCCAAAGAGCGTGACGGAGCGTCTACCACGGAGTGCCTGTACTGCATCGCCATCACATCCGGAGACACGGGCGACTACATGCCCCCGTACGAAGGCGGCGGAGCTGCCCAGATCATCCAGGACGTCTATCTGACTGTTGGCAACGCCGCGACGACCTATGTGGATATCGCCGGAGCCGCCTTCCTGGCAACAGACGGCCAGCAGCTTAAGACTGACTTTGCCGATCTTAGCGGAGAGTTCGACGATCTGAGCGATGACATGGCGGCATTTAAGACGCACATCGAGACGGTCGTAGGAGCTCCGCTCGTCGCTCAGGCCGCAGCGGAAATGACCGACACGACACGGGTCTATGTGTACGTCGGATCCGAAACCGGATACACGTCCGGAAACTGGTACTACTACGACGGCACCAGCTGGGTCTCCGGTGGCGTCTACAACGCCACGGCGGTCAACACGGATAAGACCCTCACACAGGAGGATCAGCCTGCCG